CCTGACGTGTTGTGGACCCCCAATACAGCTAGACCCGACGTGACTATGCTCAAGTTGTCACTGCCAATCACGGTACCGCCTCCAACGACCAAATTCGCAAAGGCTGTGTTGCTCGTGGTTGAGAGAAGCTGATTGTTGTTAATTGGTCCTATAGTTGCCATTTTTTTCCTTTAAACTACGGTGATATTTCCGACAAAGTCCACTACTTGCCAACGACCATTTGCCGTTTGGCAGATTAACTCTACAGAGTCCCCTACAACCGTAGAGGCTATAGAGCCTCCGACGCCTAAGGTAGTTTGAGAGCTTCCAATTCTAATTTGTGTGGCTGCGTTTGGCTGAGTAATGGTCCAAGAAGTCGATCCATCAAGAGCTATTTGTATTACATCTCCAACAGCGGAAACAGCTGGTAATGCCAAGCTTAAAGCTGCGCCTGTGGTGCAAAAGTAACCATTCTGGATGGCCAATGTCTGGGAAGCTCCAATAGCTGTCCACTGGAATCCACCAGCAATTGAGGAAATAGTTATAGAGTTGCTCGCGTTGGTTATCGCTATCCCAATGCCTGCTGTTAAGACCGCGGCTGCCGGTACTCCAGCTGTTGACCCGATGATTAGCTGTCCATCGACAGCTAAAGCAGTAAGCACTGGTATTCCCGTGGCGTCAGTTGTCAAAACAGCTCTGTTTGCTGTTGCAAGACCGACCACTGTGTTTGCAGCGCTTGAATAGAGAATCTGGTTGATTGTGGTCGTTAAGGGGTAAGTCGCTGTGCTGAAGCCTGGATCAGATCCAACGCCGTTAGACATGAGTACAGAACCAGTTGAAGCGACAGGGCCTACATTTGTAATCGTGGCTGTGCCGGCCCCAATTAAAACCGCGTGATTAGTGAGGCCTGTCATCTGAGCAGTGAGTGTATTGGTCGCTGGCACTCCAACAACAGTAATGCTTCCTGTTCCGACCGTGTTGATGTTAAAAGCACCGTCAGCGCCTACAGCACCTCCGATATTCCCTGTTAGGGTCTCAACTTGTAAGGCTCCACTTCCAGAACTTAGTTGGCCACTCTGAGACATTAGACGCCTCCAGCAACAGCACTAATGACTTCAATCCAGACAGCTCCAGAAGCAGGGCCACCCAATTCAGAAACCCCTTTAGTGTAAAAAATTGTGCCTACAGAAATAAATAAGCCGTCGTCTCGTACCTTGTTGGCTGTAAAATCAACGAGCAAAAAGCTCCCTGAGGCCAATCGTATGTGGTCTATTGCTCCGTCTAAGGAAATAAAAACATCCACATTTGTAGAGTTAACAAATCTTATAACTCTAGCGTGGTCTGTCGTTGCCGACCCAACCGCTGCGTATGTACCGCTAATTCCGCCAAATGCTAGCGTCCTAATAGCGTCAAACCCAGCCCTCGTACCATATGCCATTTTTCTTCCTTAGTTCAATATCCAAAAATTTAAGTGAACGTCTCCGTTAAGTGCAGCCGCTCCGTTGTTCTTTAGGCTGATCGCAATCGATCCCGCTGATTGGAGCACTCTTGTAATAGTCATTTGCGCATCGTTTGCCCCAAGATTGCCACATGAGATAATAATCGCTTGAGTGGTCCCTGTGACAACGCTATTAGTGATAGTGTAGACGTCTGTTGCAGCTGCACCGGTTGTTTGTCCTGTAAACACTGCTTGACCGACTCTTGCATTATTAACAACTGTCAAAGCAGCAGCAGACACGATATTTGGAGTCATTGAGACGGCTCCAGGTGTAGTCGCTCCGGTAGCTAAGGAGATCCCTCCAGTACCTGACTGTAAAGTGAGGGCTGAAGTTGTTGTTAAACTACCAATCAATACCAGGTTAGCGCCTGCTCCGCTAGCTAAGTTAACTGACTTCCCACCTGAGCCAGTGGCTAAATTAAGCGTCTGAGTCCCTGCAGAAGCGTTACCGCTAAGCACAGATACAGTAGAGTTTGCTCCAGCAGCTCCACCCGCAACAGTCACCGTTTGAGCAGTTGTGTTAATCCCGTTTGCTATAGTTACGTCGTTTCCGTCAATTCCGTTACCGATTCCAATTGTTTTTGCTCCACCAAGGTTTGCGATAGCAATTGTTTGCGCCGCTGTGGAAGCAGAAAGGGTTATAGTCCCAGTTTGAGCACCTGTACCACCAATTGATATTGTGCCACCAATCATCGCAGATCCCATCGCAAGGGATCCAGCAGTTTGAGTGTCTCCAACCGCGATTACGTTAGCTCCTGTACCACCAATTGATATATTGTTAGCCATCGCGGCCCCAGTGCCAATATTTACTGTTTTGGCACTTGTTATGCCTGTCGCAATATTTACTGTGGTAGCTCCGCCGCCAGCTCCTATCGCTACAATGTTAGTTGCTGATGAGCTACCAAGGGTCATGGTTCCACTTTGCGCAGTGCCACCAACGGTTACTACTCCAGTTGTTGTAGATGCACCCACGGTATAAGTAGAGTTAGTTACGCCATCAAGGGAGAAGTTCCCAGTTCCTACAAGCATTGAAATACCAGAGGCTCCAGTTACTGAACCAATTGTGGTTACAGCGGCTCCAGTGGCATTAATATTAGCTGTTCCAACTTGCGTTAGAGCGGCGAGTGTGGTTGTTCCTGTTACTCCGAGTGTGGTTCCAACAGTCGCTGAGGTGCCAACCGCAAGGGATGTTCCTGCTGCAAGTGTGGTTGTGCTTGCAAGGGTTCCTGGGGCTACTACAGCCACGGGGAGAGTTAGGGTGATGGAATCTCCTGCTCCCGCTGTGGTTATTTGGTTTGTAGTTCCTAAAATATTAATGTTGTTTGCAACCGGGGACAAAGCACCGCCAGACGAAGCAGTCAAAGTGTTCAGTGGTCCGCTTGCCGCTGAAGAGAGGTTCCAACTAGCTAAGCCACCTGAGACTTGAGCTAACACGTAAACGCTTGCTCCTATTTTATCAACCCATTGCTGGCCAAGTTCAAATCCTGTGTCTTGTGAGGTGGGAATTCTTTTAGCTATGATTGTTTTTGGCGAATAAGCTGTGAATTCTGGTTGAGGGCTTCCGCTTAACGATTGTGCTGGCTGACGTACTTTTAGTGACATGTGTTCCTTAAATAGGAACCGGACTTAGGAAGAGCACGGCACCTTTTAGGCTCGCTCTGTATGACCGTTAGGTCCCCTACCGCCGATTCGGGTTTTGTTGGCTTCACTCTATCAACTAAACATTTTACATGGTAGGAAAAAATATTTGACTAAAAATAATATAGGGAATTGGATGCCAAGGCAACTACCTAGAAATCCTCGGCAATTGCGTAATTAGTCGTTGGCAATCAACAAGATTAGTTAATTGACATACTCCCCATGGCTAAAGCCAGGGGATTCTTGGTCCTTGGCTAAAGCCAGGGGTTTTACGCCGTCATTGATAAAATATGTAGTAAAATATTTACTTGTTTCTTAGTATTAAAAATAACATTTAACAAGAGATTTTATGAAAAAAGACGGTGAGAAAAAGGCCCCGATGAAAAAGATAAAGCACATGGACGTCAAGGAAGATAAAGCCCTCATCAAGGATATGGTTAAGCCAGCATCTATCATGAAGAAGATGTCTAGGGGTAACTAATGCAGCACCCACCTTTTCAAAAGGGCAACAAGCACGCAGAGCGACTAAAGACTAAGGAGCTGCGCCAAGAGGCCTATGGTGCGTACTGCGCGTGGATCGCTAAGGGCAAGGTGGCGCGGTCTTTTGTCTTTATCAAAGACGGCGAAGCTGGCTTGAGCTGCGTAGCCGACACGATCGAGGAGTACATGGAGAAGTATCCCGACGAATTCGATCCTGTGCTTAAGCAGATAGCCCATGCCAAGGGCTATGCGTACTGGGAGCAGGTGGTAGATGACTCCGCTATAGGCACTAACAAAGACGCCTCTACAGCCTCTCTTAACTTGCTTATGCGCAATAAGTTCCGCTGGGATCTCCGAGAGCCCTCTTATTACGACAACCACGCACCAAAAGAGTTTGACAATACATTAGAGATTGTGAAACCATCCCATACCCAACATCTTAAAAACCACAAGGAGTCACATGCAACTAGATTGGATTAGCGTAGACACGCAACTGCCCCTAGAAGGACAAACGGTACTGATCTGCTACCAGGTCTATGTAGGAGTCTCTATCTTCCGCAGTGGAGGCTTCTGCGCCCTGGGCATCTTCTTGATGAGCATAGGAGAGCCAATCGCTAGGGCTTCCCACTGGATGCCTTTCCCAGAGGCTTTTGCCGTCGAAGGCTCTGGGGTTTCAGAAGCTCAGGTAGAAGGTTGCGTGGTCGAAGACCAGGCAGAGTAGGGAAGAGACTCGTCGGGGCGTCGGGCGAGCTTCGTGTTCCTCAGCTGCCTGCGCCCAGCGAGATGGTATCAGTTTTAGATATATTGGTCAAGGAGATTGTGAGTTATGCCAGATATTTGCATGTGCGAGGGCAAAGATTGCCCCATAAAAGAGGGTTGCTACCGTTTTAAGGCTAAGCCCTCTCAGTACGGCCAGGGCTATTTTCTTCAGTCTCCTTACGAAAATGGCAAATGCGACAAGCTACTCCCTGTAAAAACTGAATCATCTGTACAAAAAATAGAGCAGCCAACTCAACCAACTCAAAGCAAAAGGAGCGAGGTCTCCTCCCTATGGATAAAGCCGTGGGTTAACACCTCGTCAAATTAATGAAGATGTCAGAAAAGCAGTTTCTCTCCATCCAAGAGTCAGATGCACGCCTAAACATTTGGCAAGGGGCCGTGCGTTCTGGCAAGTCTTACGCCTCTCTGTGGCGTTTCCTGCATTTCTTGCGCAAGGGGCCTCCGGGGCCTCTTGTGGTCATCGGGCGTACTAGCCACTCAATTGCACGTAATATTATCGACCCCATGAGAGAGATCCTAGGCGAATTTGTTAAATACTACGTCGGCAAGCAAGAGATGGACATCTTTGGTCGCAAGATCTACGTGGTATCAGCCAACGACGTCAGGGCAGAGGGGAAGATCAGAGGCTCAACTTTTATCGGTGCTTATGTCGACGAGATCACACTTATCCCCGAATCTTTTGTCAAGATGCTTCTCAGTCGTCTGTCACTAGAAGGGGCGAAGTTCTTTGGGACTACCAACCCAGACTCCCCCTACCATTGGTTGAGGAGGGACTTCTTGGATCGCCAAGATCAGCTCGACTTAAAGACATGGTGCTTCCAGCTAGAGGACAACCCCTCTTTGAGTCCAGATTTCGTCAAGCAGATTAAGCAGGAGTACTCTGGCTTGTGGTATGAGCGATTTATCGAAGGCAAGTGGGTGCAGGCTGAGGGGGCTATCTATGACTTCTTTGATACTGACTTGCACTGCATAGACTTTCCCCAACACCCAGCCACCTTTTACATTGCAGGTCTAGATTACGGTACTACCAACCCTTGCGCTTGCGTTCTGGTTGGTGTTAACTTCAGCTACTACCCTAATATGTGGGTGGAGGACGAGTACTACTTCAGTTCTAGAGTAGCCCAAAGGCAAAAGACTGACTGTGAGTACGCAGACGATATCGTACACTTCTTGCAAAACAGGGCTGTAAAAGCGCTTTACATCGACCCTTCAGCCGCTAGCTTCAAGCTCGAACTCATGAAAAGGGGTCTAGACTACGTCTTTGACGCCCAAAATGAAGTTAACGACGGCATACGAATGGTCGCGCAATTCTTAAATCAGGGAACGCTCAAAGTTTGTAGGAAGTGCAGACACCTCGTAGCCGAGTTCCAGAGTTACGTTTGGGATCCACGAAGCACAAAGCTAGGAGTCGATAAGCCTCTTAAGGAGAACGACCACGCAAGCGATGCCCTTAGGTATACAATCTTCTCCCACTTCTACAACTCAGGTGGAGGCTCCCTATCTCCTCAGGAGATAGACTACAACTACGCACTCAGCAGAGGACACACCCCTGATTTGCCTCGGTTTTTCCAAAATGCAGACCAGCTACCCAGACACTTTTAACTTGCCATTGTTTTTTTGTCCAAATGCATATATTGTAAAATAAAAAATTTAATAGGTATGTATGACACTTTTCCCACAGCTCAACGAGTCCTACTACGTAGACAATGACCATGACATACTTAAGCTGATGGACCATACCTATTCTAAGAATATACAGATCAACCAATCTTTTTGGTCTGAGGCAGACATCGACTCTCGCTTTAAAGCAGGCGACCAGACGCTGTGGAACGATATTTACGGCAATCTCCCCTCTTTCAGAAAGCGCAGCTTCAACTTCAACCGCATCAGACGAACGATTAACATGATCAGCGGTTACCAACGGCAGCACCGCAAGTCCACAATCTGTACTCCCGTGGAAGACGCCTCTCAGCTCACCGCAGATCAGTTCACAAAGATGCTTTTCCACTCAAACACAAACGCCCATATTTTAGAAACCATCTCAGAAGCCTTCGAGGGTTGTATTACCACTGGGATGAATCTGCTTTCCATTTGGATGGACTACCGTAGAGATCCGGTTAATGGAGATATCAACGTCGACAATGTATCTTACAACGGCTATCTCATCGACCCCTACTTTAAAAAGATGGACTTGTCCGACTGCAATTCTTTGTGGACAAGAAAATACGTGTCCAGAGAGCAGGCTAAGGCACTACTTCCGGGCCGTTCCGATGATATCCAAGGCATGAGAGGGTCTGGGAACAGAGATGGAAAGTTCCAATTTATGCCAGAGGCTTATAACTACGGGATGCAAGACCTCCTAATTTACGATGAGTTTTGGTACCTTTCTTGTCGAAAGCAAAAGATGCTATGCGATATAGAATCCGGAGAAACGATAGAGTGGCGGGGTAGTGACGATGACCTTAAGGACTTCCTAAAGAGCTATCCTAAGATCATGCCGATTGATCATGACATACCTACGGTTAAGCTGGCTATCGTAGTACAAGGCAAGGTGATGTACCACGGGGCAAATCCTTTGGGGATTGATAAATACCCGTTTGTTCCCGTCTGGGCTTATTACGATCCACAAATCCCCTATTTCCCTTGGAGGATCCAAGGGGTCGTTAGGGGTCTTCGTGATGCTCAGTATTTATATAATCGTCGTCGTGGCATTGAGCTGGATATACTCGAATCGCAAATAAATTCTGGCTGGAAGTACAAAGAAAACGCGCTTGTAAACCCAAAAGACATCTTTCTAGAGGGTCAAGGACGCGGTTTAGCTATCAAGGGCACCGCTCAGATGACGGATGTCGAAAAGATCCAGCCCGCTCAAGTCCCTCCTTCCATGATCCAACTTTCTGAGCTTTTAGGAGCCGAAATACAACAGATTTCAGGGGTCAACGAAGAGCTACTTGGCTCTGCTAGTGACGACAAGGCGGGTATTCTCTCCATGCTTCGTCAAGGTGCTGGACTTACAACCCTGCAAGTTCTCTTTGATAACCTAGATTACGCTCAAAAGCTGCTAGGGAGCCTACAGATGGATCTTATGCAAGCCAACTGGACTCCGGGTAAGGTGAGAAAGATCGTCAAAGAAGACCCAACTCCCGAGTTTTACAATCGGGCCTTTGGGAAGTACAATGCTGTTGTGGAAGAGGGGTTAAATACCTCTACTCAAAGACAGCTTGAGTTCGCACAGCTCTTAACACTAAGAGAAGTGGGAGTGCCCGTGCCGTCGGAAATATTAATCAAAACCTCAACACTTACAAATAAAAATGATCTCGTCGAAGCAATCGCAAAAGCAGAACAATCCCAACAACAGTCCCAACAACAGCAGTCTATGGCCCAGATCGAACTCCTTAAAGCTCAAATCGAAGACCTCAAAGGAAAAGCCATGGCCAGTAAAGGCCTTGGGATGGAAAGAGCGTCTAGAATACAAGAGAATCGAGCGCTTGCTGTTGAGAAACTTGCTGAGGCTCAGCATCAGCGTGATCTTGGAACTCTGGAGCGCATCAAAGCAGCTAAAGAGCTTACAGACATTGACCTTAGCCAGCTTCAGAAACTCTTGGATATCTTATCGACGGTTCAAGCTGGACAGCATCAAGACCAAGACATGTCGGAGCAAAAAGAGATGATTAAATCTGCTGCTGAGACCCAGTCTCTAGCCCCTCCTCAGCAAGAAGCTCCTATGCAGCCTCAAGCTCAGGACATGCCTCAACAAGAGCAAATGATGCAGCCTGGCTTAGGCCAATAAAAAAATGTGTTAAAAAAATTACTAACAACAGGTATTGTTAGGAGAAAGCCAACCTAGGAGTTTTTATGGCTAAGGCAAAACAGTACGGAATGTCGGAGAAAGAATCAAAACCTTGGGGATCTGGCCAGTTTGCCAATATGCCTCAAGAGGCTAAGATGGCAAGTTATCCTAAGGCTCATCAAGAAGGGCCAACCGTTGAAAATGACACGATGACTCGCTTGGATGCTGAGGGACAAAGATCTCAAAAGCAATCTCGCAAGAATATGTCATATCAACACTAAGGGGGTCCTATGTACAAAGACAAAAGTGCTAACTACGACTTCTGCGTTCAGAACCAGCCTAAGAAGCGCATGGGAATGGGTTCATTTGCCAATCTGCCAGATAAACCCATTATGCTTCCTTATGGTGCGCCTACTTATCGAGGGGGCAATGTGAACAGCTTTAGTGCTAGTATCCGAGAACTCTCGGGTATCGATGAGAACCAACGTTAGTGGTAATGCTTAGACCAGCCGGGAAGGCTCTAAAGATTGCCCAAGAAGTTATGAAGCAAAAGGGCATTAAGGTTAAGTCTCCTAATCAAAACGAGAAGACGAAACTAAAAGGCCCTTACCTACAACACTGAGGTCATTTGGCGTATTCGTATCAAAAGGACAACGGTCCATCTGTCGGCGCAAAGGTCTTGGAGATTATATCCAAAGATCAACCAGTAGTTGAGGCAGGGGAGATTATCGAGGCTTATGCCAAAGATTACACTTCTCAGCTCCAGTGCTGCGTAGACGCTGCACATAAAGCACGCGGTAGTGATTTCCATGTGGTTGTGTTCCATAAGAAAGAAGTATGGGCTATGAATGTGCTTCGTAACTTCTTTGTGCATCGAAAAACATGCCCTGATATCAAACAGATGTGGACAGAGTACCCTAACCACGGGCACACGATCTATCACTTCAAGGGCGATAACTTTAAGATCGTTCGCAGCTTGCCTTCTAGGCAAGAGGCCAGCGGCATCTTAAGGAACTGGGACCTCTACCACCCCGACCTAGTCGAGTGGTGCAGGGTAGCCCTCAAAGAAATGGTTCCCAAGCTCTTGTCGG